CGTCATCGTTCGGTACCTTACCAAGATACTTATTCGCAAAGATAACAGCGTCATCATTTGCGAGCTGATCGATAACACGGATGCACTGGTTATCCTTGAACAGATCACCCTGCTCGTCTGAGATTGATACAAACGAGTTGATATCGTCAAGGACTCTGACCACACCATTAACAGCATGATATACAAACTCACCAGCATCAAGCGCAGCAGCAAGCTGTGTCTGAGTATAGCCGGTATCGATTGTATACTCTCCCGAATAGATGCGGTTCTGGCAAGAAGCATTGACCGCACATCCACCCTCAAGGCCTGTGGTGAAGTACACCGCTTTTGCCTCGTTCGGATATACATCTGTTGTTGATGTACCCGGTTCAGTTGTAGTAGCAACGGCAACAGTTCCCGCTGTGGAAGCGATCGTTGCTGTAGGAGCTCCTGTTCCGTAGTAGTCCTCTTTCTCTGTGAACGTGATCACACCGGCGCTTGACAATACTGTGTACTCAGCCATCGTGCCAAGGTTTGCAACAACAGCCTCAGCCGCTGCCGTAACAGACGCTGAGCTTGTAGCATCGAGCGTAGTAGCAACACCATTGACAGTAATAACATCATCAGCTGCAAGTGTTCCATCAATAGTGACAGTATAGACACCTGCTGACGTGTATGCTGTACCTTCGGTCTTTCCATCTGTGACCATATTCTTGACGTTGATAACGCCAAAATCATCAGCCGCATAGCGATAAATAACGAGCTGGAACTTCTTCCCGACATCGTTACGCATACGCTTCTGATATGACGCATACAGACGTTTTGTGGTGCTATCTGTGGTCTCCACGCCCATCGTGTTGAATGCGAAGCCCTCAGCTGCATCAAGATACGCCTGATGGTCTGCACCTGTTACAGTGCTATTTGTACCGCCTGAGAGTGCAAGCGGAGCCTGCGCCTCGAGTGTGATGTCATCTTTCCAAGTAACGAAGTCATTGGCTTTCAGAGATGAAGCAGCTGCAACGGTCTGAACGTCAACCGCAACAGTTCCGACATAAGTTGTAACATCCCACTTCGTAGCATCATCCACATTGGCAGCAATACCAACCTTGATGTTGTTTCCGCGTGTACCGCCGAATTTGGCAGTCGCGAATGAGTTTGTGGCCTTGGTTCCTTTGCCGTTGAGACGATAGATAAATGCCTTCTTTGCACCACCCTCAAACAAGTCGCGCAACGGCTTCATCTCGTCAGCATCGTAACCATAGCCAAGGATATTGAGAGAATGCTTCTGGAAATCCTCAATCTCCAGCTCGATTATCCCATCAGCTCCCCAGTTGAGTTCCATAGGCATCGTAACGATACCACGATCGGATAATGTTGCTGAAGCGTTAGGAATGGAAACAAAATTCTCATACGTACCGGGCAACTTCTTATTCTGAGTCACCCATGTTCCACCGCCTAATGCCATGGTTTATACCTCCTTGTTAAAATACTCGTTGATCATGCGATCAACTTCATCTATCGTGTAGACTTTCCCGATGTCAAGAATGGCATCAAGAAGATCCCGACGATCAGCCCATTTTTCAGCCCTCATGAGGACATCTTTGGGATATGTTGGTGCCGGAGTCTGTGGTGCTTCCACTTTTTCCACCGGCTTAGTCTTTTTTGCAACTGTTTTACCAGCCATTTGTTTATCCTCCTATCTACTCGCGCAGTATGTGAGTCTCTGTGAGCGTTTCCATCGGTTCCTTGCTTTCGGTCTTGATCAGGTCAACATCGTAGTTTACGAAAAAGTGCATAACGTCATCTTTGAACTCATGGTGCATCTGGGTTCCCCTGAGTGGTATCTCTGTATCGTTTACAACTAACAGATTTACATACTCGAGCGCCCACATCATACGTTCAGCAACGCCAGCGCACTCCTCACGTGTTTTGATGTCATTCTTGGGAAAATAATGGATAACAAACGGATTGAGCCTCCGATACCTGTTGTTTGGCATTTTCTCCATCGTGCTCTGAATTGAGAAGATAGTGAAGGCCGGCGCTTTCAATCCCTGCTTCACTTCTTCACCATAGATCTTACACTCAGGAAATTCTGTTTTAAGCGTTTTCGATATCGCTTTGACAATATCGAATGTCGTGAGTGATATTTCAACGCTCATTTCAGTGCCTCCTCCATCATTTTATCAAGTCTTTCAGCCAGAATCTTCGGCGCGATCTGGTTTATCTCATCCTCGGATATGGTCAAAAAGAATTGACCTTCAACCCACCCTGAATGATCTGCGGTTCGGTGTCCATACTCCACATAAGAAGCATATTCGACAGGATTGACGATCTCGATGGTATACGCTCCACCACGTTTTTTGACGCGGAGCTCAGATGCCTTATTGACATCCCATCCACGTCTCAACGTACCACCAACCTTACCCGAACCGGCAGGATAAACTCCTACAGGTGTACGTTTTATGACTTTTGCGAGTAACCTCGCAGCCAATTCTTTTGCACACTTTTCGAAGTACGCATCCTTCAGCTCTTTGGATAATTTATTCACATTATCACGCCATTTTTCAAGCTCACGTATATCGCATCCCATCAAGCCTTCTCCTCGAACGGTTCCAATTTGAACTCCTGATGAACAGGATCGATGTGAACCTCTCCACTGCGTTTATAGATGTATTCGTGCCCCATCCTCGTGACTATAATCTTGGAATCAGGATTGACAGTCACATCCGGGGATATGAACAGTTTCACTACCTGTAATGCCGCGACACTACCATCCTCTTGGGAGCCCGCAGCAGGCAGTGTCTCGAAGGATAGCTTGCACGGCTCATCCTCTACTTCTATGACTTCGACAAGCTCATCCATCCCGGTGTCAGGATCATCAATCTCCTGATAGGATATTATCGTGCACTTGTCATAGTAAACAGACTCCTGTGCTTTCCTTGCAGCTTCCATCGCCGCCAGTACGTCAGATCTTGGCATCTCATCACCACCTTAAACGACGATAACAAGAAAACTCGTCACGCCCATAGTTGATGAGATAATCGCAGAACGCATCAAACCTCTGCTCACTCGATGTCGAGCCGCTTCGCTCCCAAACGGTGTTTGTATCACCTGTCTGGATCTGTTTGATGACTGCACTACCAAAATCAATCAGGCTCTCTATGTCATCAGGTGATGTAACCTTTTTATTTTGCAGGAAATACCCACAAACCATATCGACCGCGATATGAGCGAGTCCCTCGGGGATCTCACTCACATTACAGTCATTTTTTATAGTCCATGTCACCTTATCGATATCAAACCTGAGCGCAGAATAATCTGCTTCTAAAACTTCATAGCCAAATGAAGCAAGCCGCGCGATTACCGCCTCAAACATCAGCCCTTAGAGATGATGCGTGCGAGTGCGATCGACTTATGCGGGATTGCGATCGTTCCGTTGCTGACAATCTTCCAGTTGCCACCATTAGCAAGATCAGAGTTTGAAGCTGATCCAACGATGGATGCAGGCTTCTCAAATGAGACACCATTTGCACCAACGATGTAGCGATCACGAACATAGAGTGTGTCCTCACCGCCGTGACTTGCTGCATTTCTGCTCATCTCATACGGAACCTTAGCACCGATCGGATCCAAGTTGATTGAATTCTGACCAAGTACATAAGATGTGTATGTGATATCTCCAACCGGCTCAGTAGCTGTTGCGGCTGTGATCGTAGTAGCCTCGGATGTAGTAGAAACAGCCGGCTGACCATAACCATACTGTCCACTCTTCTCAGTGAGTGTGAGAACTGCACCATCACGAGTTACAGTATAGTGAGTGTTGCTTCCGAGTGCAGTAGCAAGTGATGTAGCCACTCCTGTCGGTGTCTTAGTATCCGCAGATGCGACAGTGTACTCATCGCCATCGATAACGAACTTGTCACCCTCAGATGCGTTCGATCCTCCAATGGTTACAGTGTAAACACCAGCTGCGGTTCCAACGAAGCCAGTCGGCATACCATCATCGATGAGTGCAAGGCGGCCGTTCCATGTACCGATGGTCAGGTTCTTAGTGATACCATTCTCATCAGTATATGTCATGTAATTGAGGAGACGAAGGTTCTCCAAGTTGGTCGCGGTTGCTGAGTGCATGATCACGAGCTTGAAGATATCCTTGTTATCGCCACAAGCCTTCTGGATAGCAGTGTTGAGTGTTCCTGCTCCAACATACGCATCCATACCGGCCTTAGCTGTGATGTCGTATGTATGCTTGGTCTTGAACTCCTGAGCTGCTGCATTTGCCACAGGATCATCTGCCCAGTTCTCCTTCATGCTGAAGATACCATTCAGGACATTAAGCAGCACACCCTGAGCGACCTGCTGCTTGTAAACAGCAACCTGCTCACCAACAACATCCATGAAGTCCTTGCCGGATGTGATGTCGTAGCTGAAGTCACGCTCAGTCCAAGCATCCATTCTTCCGGCTGTGATGAAGCCCTGCTCAAATGTATCGAGATTTGAGCTTGTAATGTCATTCACACCATCATAGTTCTGTGAAGTGGATGCGCTGATGCGTCCAGTGTACGGAATGCGTGCATACAGACTGCCTGTCTGAGTAGCAAGCGCATTGTGTGCGTTCTCGTTCTTACCGATAGCGCCGCTCTTTGCGAGCTCTGTTTTCTCTACGTTGGGAATAGAATCAACGTATTTTCCAAATGCTTCAGGATTGAAGCTCTTGGAGTCGAATCTTGTGTTAGCCATTGTACTAACCTCCTTGTTTGTTAGTGATAAACTTTAGATTAGATCTTGAAATCGGGATGTGCCTGCTGATACGCAACCATCTCCGAATACGTCATCTTTGACGTGTCAGGCATTCCACCGTTTCCAGCTTCACCGCTGCCCGGCTGAAAACCAACAAAATGATTGGCGTTAGCCGCTGCCCCAGCTCCCACATCAGGAGTGGGCTGAGCTCCGGCATCAGGATCCTTCTGGATAGGAGCGGGATCTCCTGCAAACATAAAAGCTGTGTTCTCTCCAGCCTGAAGCTCAGCGATCTTATCGGCCAGTCCTTCCACTGCGCCGGTCTCATCGTCAATCTTCGCTTTCGAGAAATCACCAAGCAGTGCTCTCACTGCAACATTGTTGCGGCTCCCTGCTTCTGTGAGTGCCTTATCGATTGCAGCATCAAGTTTGAACTCATGGAGTTTTGCCTTGTACTCTGATGCAATCTGTTTGTTGGTTGCGTTCAGCTCATCGATCTGTCTCTGGAGCTCCTCGCTTCCTGCGGCTGACTCCTTCAACGTCTCGAGCTGTTTGTCACGTTCTGACAACTGACTTGTGAGCATCTTGATCTGTTCATTGAGCGTCTCCTTGGTATGCTCAATGTCATTACCGTTCATACTCATGATCAAATCGATCTGTTCCTTTGTCAGTCCCAGTGCTTCAAGTTCTGCTCTTTTCATTTCTTTGTACCTCCATTTTGTACGAGTTTTTACGTGTCATCGCCACTAAAAAAGAGCCATCAGTTTTACGCCATGATGCTCATCGGGCATATAAAAAGCACATACATGATCGGTGTATGTGCTTAATATTTATTATTAAATTGTGCGGTTAAACCTCTCCATCAACATCGTCAACTTCGATAGGTTTTTCAGATTTCAGGCAATCATCAATTATATCGATGACCTCTCCATCTTCTTTCCCTTGGAAAAAGAAAAGTGGAAAGTTTTCACCGAACTTATCAAGGTATTCATTAAGTTTGTCATTTAACATACGAACACCTCCTACATCTTTGCAATTTCCTCCAGCATCTCCTCATATAAAGCATACGATTTCGGGAAATACTTTTTAATCATAGCCAGTGACTTCTCACTGCTGATGGTAGCACAAGTCATTTCCGCAAATGCTTCAGTAGCAAGCCCATCATTCATCGTCTTTCGCTTCGACCAATATGACTTGCCGTGACCAACGCCTGCTTGTATTTTTCCACTTGTCGCACCTTCCATCATATCTGAGATATCTCCTTTTGACTGAAGGTCAAGGACTTTTATCTCATCTTCAACCGCTTTATATGCCATACTCTTTGAGTATTTTGGTTCACGACCAGACCAACTTCCCCACTGCTGGAATGAACGATATGACCATGCGTCTATGTAACCTTTATTGAATAGCCATTCCCAGTCTCCAGCATGGTCTTTCCACTCTTGCTTTATGATGGTTGCTTTCTCATTGACAAGCTCATTAACCTCATCAATTATAGTCTGTGGGAATACCCCAGATTTATATAATGCCGAATAGTGGAACGGCATATTTGGTTGATACAGTCCTCTGAAAATATGGTCAAGTGCATGTCCTGACTCATGGAATGCTGTTCCATATTCTTCATGGCATCCGCGTGCTTTTGCATCAGCTTCTATGTCAAGCGATATGTTTGTGCCTGAGCAGTGAGCCGTCTTTTTATAGTTCGCACTCCTGACAGTGATTTGTGACTCATATTTATCCCACAGCTTGGCCAGAGTTTTATTCTTGCACTTATCAACCAAGTCACGCATGGCATCATAGTGTTTTTTACCGAAGCTCTTAGCCATCGACGAGTCATAATCTCTCGTTGCCTTTATTGTACCATCGTCCGGCTCTGTTTTCAAGTCAGATTTATCATCATTTTCGACAAATTTCTTGCACCAATCATCATACGACATATCCGCAGGAACATGGTACGTCTTATCGTCATCACTATTCCTTGCAGCACGCTCTCCAACCTCTCCATAGTTATCCGGGAACCAAGGTGCTGTCGTAGATCTGCAATACACATGGAATGGTGGAGCTGTGACTCCACTCTCATACTCACTCATCGGGAAAACTTTCCCATCCATATCCTGACAGATCTCGGATGTGTGAGAGTCGAGTGTTGCAACTA